CCGTGCGGCAGAGGTGTCGGCCTGGGCCGCCTTGTAGGCATCGGCCGCGGCAGTGCCGCCCGTGGCCATGGCCGACAGCAGGGCGCGCTTCTGCTCGGCAGCTGCGGTCTGGGCGGCGGTGAACTGGTCGGCCACGGGTCAGCCTCCGAGGGCAAGGGATTGCAGGGCGTCGTTGCCCTGGGCGGTGTAGAGGGCATTGGCGGCGTTGAGGCCTTGCTCCGCCATCGCACGCCGGCGGGCGGCCATCTGGGCGGCGAGGGCAGCCTTCAGGGCGGTCACCTGGTCGGTGGTCGCCGAGGTCAGGTCGCCGAGCTGCTGGCCCTCGGCCTGTCGCTGGCGGGCGAGGCCGACCTCGTGCTGTCCGGAGCGGAAGAGCCCGCGGGACTCATAGCCGCCGGAGATCCCCTCGCGGGCGTACTCACCCGACTGCGCGATGCGGGGCGCCAGCATGGCCTGGCGGCGCTGGGCGGCGTCGACGCTCGTCTGCGTGTTGGCCTGGTCGGTGGCGTCCTCGACACCGAGGGTCCGCAGGTAGGCGAGGTAGGCGGGGCTCTGCCCGAGTGCGTCAGCCATGTGTCACGTCCTTTGATGCGAAGAGGGTCACGCCGGCCTCATGGCGACGGTGGCTACGGTCCTGATGCCGCTCGAGGCGATGGCGTGGGTCCAGAAGACGTCGCCCGTGGGCGATCCGCCGGCGAAGACCTTGAAGTCCGAACTGGCCCCGCCACCCGTGACGCCGATGCCGATGGAGCCGATGACCCAGCCGCCGCCGGCGGGCAGGCTCGGGTAGACCATCTTGAGCTCGGCGTTGGCCGGTCCGCCGGCGTAGACGAGGGTGGTTCCCGAAGGTGTGGGCGGCTCCACATAGGTCAGCGAGTCGCGGGTCCAGATGAGCAGAAGGATCGAAGCGGCGGAGGGCGTCACCGTCGGCGCGTAGATGTCGGCTGCCGGGGTGCCATAGGCGTTGAGCGCGTAGGTGTCGAACGGGGTGGAGTTGTCGATGCCGCGCAGGGTGACGACGAAGCCCTCGATGCCTCCGAAGGTGTAGCTCGCCGGCTCCGACCCGCCCGCCACCCGGTAGGCGACGATGTTCTTGGCATCCCCGAACACGCCCGGGTAGCTGTAGATCTGGGTCCAGCCCACCGGCGTGGCGCCGTCCTTGGCGTGGGCGACCATGACGTCGCCCGAAACGGTTCCGGTCGGCACATTGATCGTCCCCGTCGCCGAGCTGGCGACGTCGACGAGGCTGACGGTCACCTAGGCGTCCTTGGTGACAGCCGACAGGTCAGCGGCCCCGGTGCCCACCGTGGTGATGGTCAACGTCAGGACTTCGCTCGCGAATCGTTCCCGGTAGTAGACGGTCTTGGTCGTGATCCCGGAGCCCAGCGTGATCGTGGCGAGCGAGGTGCTGCCTCGCTTCGGGGTGACGACGGTGTCCGATGTCCCAGCAGTGCCGAGCCCGATCGTGATCTCGCGCAGGGTGCCGCGCAGCGGGTACGGCGGTGAGGTGGCGGTGGCCAGGGCGCCGGCGTAGGAGAACACGACCTCGTGCGCCTTCAGGTAGTCCTCGAGCTGGCGGTCGCGCTCGCTCCACAGCACCGACAAGGCGGCGAGCTCGGCTTCATCCGCGCTCGGAAGCGCCCGGCGGAGCTGGTCCCGCAGCGCGTCCTGGCCGATGGCGAAGCGGAAGCCGCTCACGACACCGGGCGGGCGTCGAAGAACTGGTACTCGACGGTGATCTCGGCGATCGAGACGCCGCGGCAGGCATCGAGCTTCACCTGAAAGCCGGCGGCCGGGCCCTGGTCGCCGATGAGGAACACCTTGCGGGCCCGGGTGCCGGTGGTCGAGCTCGACGAGCCCGCCTCGTCGAAGGACTGACTGCCCGACGTGAGGGCCTGCGAGCTGGCGCCGGAGCGACCGAGGGCGTCGACGGTGAGGTCGAAGTGGTTGGTCTGGGACATGCCCGTGTTCCACTTGGTGAAGTCGACCGTCACCTTGCGGACCAGGACCTCCTTGCCGGCCTCGGCCCAGTGCTCGGGCATGTAGGCGTAGGCGACCGGAGCGGTGGTGAGGCTGCCGTCGGTGGGCTGGGTGCGGGCGTCGACGGTCGGGCTGCCGGGGTGGTTGGCGTAGAAGTTCCACTCGTAGAACTTGGCCACCGTGGCCACCGCTCCGCCGTCGCAGGCCAGCAGGCCGTGGCGGTTGGCCCAGCCGGCGTAGCGCATCGTCTTGGCGAAGGTGTGCTGGGTCCACACCCCGTTGCGTCGAACCCAGGCGTTGCCGTCGGTGGTGTGGTGCATGACGATCGTGCCGGGGTCATCGGCGGCGTGGACGACGAACTCGGGCGGGCTCGTCTGCGCCAGGTGGCTCCCCGTCTCGAGGTAGCGCACCTGCTTGGCCAGGGCGCCGTCGAAGGTGGCGGGCTCGGCGGTGAAGAGCGGCACGAAGAAGATCTGGCCGTCCTTGCTGATGGCGGCCGCGTCTGGCGTGTACGGGCCGTTCAGGCCCTGGATCCGCCGCACCGTCTCGTCGACGCCGAGCGTCCCGGTGACGATCCAGAGGTCGACCTGGGTGGCGACGGTCAGGTGCTGGCGCTGCGAGGCGACGAAGCTCAGCGGGTAGTAGTAGCCGAGGTCGACGTAGTTGGCCACAGGCCAGGACGTGAAGTCGGCGGGGGCCGAGAAGTAGAGCCGGTAGCCCACGACGTTGTCGCCGCCCACGACCAGGCGGTCGCGGTAGAGGTCGATGGTGCGGCCGCCCGGGCTGCCGGTCAGGGCAGTGACGGCGCCGGCGCCCGAGGAGTGGGCCAGCTTGTAGGACTTGTCGCCATAGCTGGTGATGTACGTCTCGACGCCGATGAGCTTGGAAGCCACCGGCAGGGTGGGCGTCGAGGCCAGGTTGGTGGTGAAGGCGAACGCAGCCCCGGTGCCGTCCCAGCCGTAGACGGTGCTGCCCACGATGGCCCACACGCCGGCGCCGGGGACGCCGGTGGTGCCGAAGCCCATGACGACGCCAGAGGGGAGCCCGGAGGCGGGGCTGCGCTCCTTCTGTCCGACGCGGCAGCCGAGGCTCCCGTCGTCGTAGACCAACATGTTGCGAGCGGTGAAGGAGTTGGGCGGGGCGTTGCGGCCCAGCAGCCCGTACTCGCCGCCCGAGAAGTCGCGGTAGACGTGCGTCTTGGTGGCGCGGTCGGAGGGCACGGCTACCAGTCCGACAGGACCCGGACGTGCGCCTTGCCCGCCTGGCGCCGGCGGTCCTTGCGCATCTTGGCGCGCCAGCGGTCGGCGGCGGCCATGGCGGGGTCACCGTCGCTCGCAGCACTGCCCTGCCGACGGGCGGCCAGGGCGGCGGCCACCTCGACGATGCCGTGGTGGAAGCGGCTGGGCATGAGCGGCGTGTCGGAGCTGCTCGAAAGGTCGGTGGGAGCCTTGATGAAGGTGTGGGTCAGCGAGTACACGGCGTCGGGGATGGGCCGCAGCACCAGCTGCTCGGCCTCGACCGTGTAGGCGATGGGGCGGCCGCGGGTGGTGGGGTCGGGCCACATGAAGTCGAGCTCCTCGAGGGAGAAGAACTTCATGGGCTCATCGGTGGTGACCCGCAGACCACGGGTGCGGGCCCAGGTGGCCGCCGGCGTGTAGGCGCCGGTGCCGGCGACGGTGGCGATCGTCTCGCTGGCCTGCAGCCAGGGCCAATCCTCGTCTGCCTCGAGGTCCTGCATGGCGGCGTTGATGAGCCGGCCCAGGACCGTGTCGGTGATGAGGCCGTCGGTGGTGGGAAGGCCGAGGCGGTCGAGGACGGCCGTCTTGATCGCCGCGTAGTCCATCAGACGCCGTCCTTGATGAGGCCGAAGCGGAGGCGCTCAGCGGCCTCGGTGTGGAACTCGTCGCGCTGGCGGCGCTTCTCGCGCTCGACCGCCTCGTTGAGCGAGTCGACGGCGGCCTTGACGTTGTAGCCACGGCGGCTGTCGGTGGCCACCAGGCGGGTGACGATGTTGGCGACGAGCTCGGGGCCGCGGAAGGCATCGGCGTCGAAGCGCATGACCGAGCGGTACTGGCCGTCGTGCTCGAGGCGCCACAGCTCGTAGCAGCGGCCGCGCAGGTCGAAGTAGAGGGCCAGGCGGTCGTCGCCCTCCCAGCCCAGGAGACGGTCGCCCTTGTTGATCGGATCGGCGACGGGATCCTCGATGAGCGTGAGCTCCCGGCCGGAGCCGGCAGGCCGGAAGGTCTCCGGGTGCCGGACCCGACCGAGGGTGAGCTCGCGGGGCATCTAGTAGCCGGTGACCACGACGTTGAGGTTGCGGGCAGTGCCCACGACCTTGAACGTGACGGTGCCGCCCGAGACGGTGTGGCTCACGCTGTCGGCCGCCGCCAGGTTGCCGGCCGGGAAGCTGATCTGCACGTCGTCGATGGCGGTGAGCCCGGTGGCCCAGGTGTCGCCGTCGGCCGGGGCGGTGAGCACCGCCGAGACCCGGCGCTTGTTGCCGATGACGTTGTTGACGGGCCCGGAGGCCACGGTGACTGCAGCCATGGGGCTGCTCCTCTCAGAAGAAGGAAGAAGGGGCACGGACGGGGCTGCCCCCTGGCCCGGAGGCGCAGGGGGCAGCTGGTCCGCAGGTCCCGGCTCGAGGCCGGGGTGGGAGGCCTAGGCCTCGGTCAGGCCCGTCTGCAGGCCGTGGGAGTTGCGCTGGTCGGTGGCGACCTCGTGGTACTTGAAGAGGGTCGCCTCGTAGGCGTCGACGCCGGAGACGCGGCTCAGGATCGCGCCGTCCTCCTGCATGAACTCCCAGTCGCTCTCCTGGTACTCCTGCAGCTGGTCGGTGTTGAGCCAGAAGATGTCACCGGAGGGGCAGAACTGGTCCCACACGAGCGGGATGGTCGGCCCGGCAGCGGTGAAGTCGATGCCCGAGTACCCGCCCTTGAGGGCGATGGTCCCGTTGAACCGCTTCTGGGTCTGCAGCAGCGCAGCGATGGCGCGGTGCACGCCGTCGGAGCAGACGCCCAGGTTCGGGTACTTGCCCGAGTTGATCTGGACGTTCTGCACGGCCTTGGCCGCCACCGTCTCGCTGAAGGCGCCGCCGGCGCTGTCGACGTAGGACGTCCACACGCCGGTGCCCGCCACGTTGTGGAGGGTGCCGGAGGCCTTGACGATGGCCTGCATGCCGGTGATCTCGGCCGTGGCGTTGGCGCTGTTGGCGCCGGCCCGGAACACGAAGTGCGCTGCGGTCGTGGAGACGGACGAGTCGATGGTGATCGTCTTGTTCGCCACGTCGACGGCCGACACGACGGCAGCGGCGACGATCGTGGTCGGAGCGGCCACGGTGCCGATGTCGATCTTGTCGCCGATCTGGAACAACCGCATCTGCACGGCCGAGGTGGCCGCCGCAAGCTGGACCGTGGTCGACGTGGTGGTCGTGCCACAGGTGGCCCACTTGCCATCGGCGTTGCCCCAGGCCTGGCGGCTGACGTCGCGCTTCAGGTCGTCGGTGACGCCGTCCATCTCGGACTTGACGGCCCGGACGAAGCTGCCACGGTCGGACTTCATGGCCCGGATGACCGGACCAGTCAGCTGGATGCGCCCGTAGTTGTAGCGAAGCGGCACGCGCTCCTCGCTGTAGCCCTGGGCTCCGGCGGTGGGCAGCGTGCCGCCCTCGGCGCGGGCGCCGACGCCGCTGTTGCGGCTGGTCTTGAGCGACAGGACCGCGCGGCGGCCCTCGATGTCACGGCTGTTCTTCTCGAGCTGGGCGAGAAGGGGGATGTCGTTGTTGAGCTGGTTGCGGGCTCCGGGCTCGTAGAACTCCTTGAGCGCGGAATCCGCGGTCGTAAGCGTTGTGCCTGCCATGGTGGCGGGCTCCTTTCACGGAAGGTGGGTGGGTGGTGGGTGCTGCAGCTACGGCGTGCGACATGGGCCACCAGGGCCACCCGTCCCGGGCGCCAGGCCCGGACCGCGAGGTGTTGCGAGGGTGAAGCGGCCGACGTCGGGCACCGGGCCCGGATGACGTCGACGAGAGGGGTTCAGCGGCCGGGGGTCGCCCCGGCGTTCAGCCACTCCTCGAGGCCCGCGGTGGCCTCCTTGAGGCTCCCGATCTGGCGCTCGCCACTGGGGGCGGCGCCGGTCGGAGAGGGCGGCGTGGGCGTCTGGCCCTTGCCGGCGACGTAGTCGTCGATGATCTTCTGGCGGCGGGCCTGGACGGCGGCGTGGGCCTTGTCGAGGTCGCCCTCGTGGTCGTTGACCGCCAGGTGCAGCAGCTCGACGTAGTCGACGCTGTTGGGCTCGTAGCCCAGGGCGGTCGCCTTCTCGTCGATGGCGGCCAGGGCCTTGTCCTGCTCGGCCTTGGCTTGGGCGGCCGTCTCGGCGGCCTTGGCCTGGGCGTCGCGCTCGTTCAGCAGCTCGAGCAGGCGCTGCTCGGTGAGGGGAGCGGCGGTGGGATCCGTGGGCGCTGGCGTGGCAGGATCGGCCGGCGTGTCGGACAGCAGCTCGGCCAGCATCTCCTTGGCCCGGGCCGGGTCGCTGACGAGGGCCCGGTTCAGGTCGAGGAGGTAGGCCTGGCTGTCGGCGTCGAGGCCGTCGGTGATCTCGTTGAAGTCCTTGGCCCGCAGCCGGTAGCGCTTGGCTTCCTCTCGGGCGTCGAGGACCTCCTTCTGCCACTCCTCGGGCAGCGCCTCGAGGCCCGTCTTGGCAGCCTCGGGCGCCGGCGTCTCGGGTGCTGACGCGGCCGGCGTCTCTGTCGCTGACGGAGCAGCGGGAGCAGCAGGCTCGGCGGGCGTCTCGGCGGCGAAGCCGCGGTCGAGGATGGCGTCGAGGTCGGGGCCGGCGTCGGCCGGAGCCTCGGGCGCAGCCGGTGCCGCGGGTGCATCCTCGGGCCCGTCGCCGCCGGAGATGACGGGGACGGTGGTGCCGTCGGGGAACAGCCAGGTGGAACCGACCCGCGTGGGGTCAGCGGTCAGGTCGTCCATCGGGGACTCTCCTTGGTTGGGCGACCGCCGGCGTCAGGCCAGCGGAGGCAGGGCGCCGGGCGGTGGTGCCGCCAGGTCGGATCCGGCAGGGGACGTCTGGGCGTCGGCCGGCGCCATCGCGGCCGGGTCGATCGGAGGCGGCGGAACCTGGCCCAACGGGGCCGGCTCATGGGCCTGGGCGGCGTTGGCGAAGTTGGGGTCGACGGCGGCGCGCAGCTGCTGCTTGGCCATCTCCTCGGCGGCGAGGACGTCATGCGCCTGGACGTGCTGGTCGACCAGGTGCTGATCCTCGGCGCTCATCTCCTCGTAGTGCGGCGAGCGTCGGAACTCGTTGTGCACGGCGATGTGCTTGTGGTGGTCGTCGAAGTCGCGGGGGATGGCCACCAGGCCGACCGACATCTCGTGGTTCTCGCGCTGCGCCCGGGCGACGTTGGAGTCGAAGTTGTCGGCCATGTCGGCGTCGCTTGCCTCGGCCATGCGGGCGAACTGCTTGGGGTCGGTGATGATCTTGGCGTTCCACAGCGCCATGGCCCGGCTCCACATCGCCGTGGCGCTCATGGGGCTGACGGCGTCGAAGGGGACGCTGGCCACCGTCTGGCCGACGAAGTCCTTGCCCGTCCACTCGCGCGTCTCGGGCGGCTGGCCGGGCAGCGAGATCCTGGCCTTGCGCGTCTCGGTGACCTTGACGGCGTAGAGCTCGAGGCACATGGACCCGTAGCGGGCCCAGCCCTCGGCCCAGTCGCGCGCCATGGAGCCGATAGGTGTGTCGTCCTGCTCGGCGAGCAGCTGCAGCCCGACCCCGGAGTCGACGCCGGCGGGAGCGCCGCCGCGGCTCACGTCGTGCAGGCCCAAGATGTCGTCGACGTCGGCCTTCAGGCGGATGGGCTCCTCCTGCCACCAGGCCGGCATCTGCGGCGGGCCGAGCCACTCGGGGCCGAGGCCGCCGATCGGGGTGTACTCGACGACCTCGCCCACGGTGTCGGTGAAGTCGTCGGGATCATCCAGCGCGCCGATGGGTGCGGTGAGGCGGGCATTCGACGCGGCCCGCATGTGGTTGGCGATCGACGTCTCGGCCAGGTTGAGCCCGGTCTGCTGGGCGATGGCGCTCCACAAGATGGCGTCGCCGTTCCACCGGCCCTTGACCGAGATGTCGGACACGGCCACGACGTTGAGGCGATCGGTGAAGGGGAAGTACCAGTCCGAGCGCTGCACGACCTGGTCGCCGACGATCACCAGGATCTGGCCCTTGGAGCCGGCGAAGGGCCGCTCGTAGTAGTGCAGGACGGTGGTCAGCGCCTTCTCGGGGCGACCATCGGAGGTGTCGGCCGACGCGTCGAGAGCGAATCCCGCCGCGGTGGCGTCGGCGGCCGGCTTGTTCGGCATCTTGTAGCTGGCCTGCACGTCCTCGGGCGGAAGGGCCGATGCCCGGATCCACCAGCGGGCCCGCTCGATGTCACGGCAGCCGGCGACGGTGGTGGCCTCGTTGACGGCAAGGGCGGAGCAGACGAGCTCGCCCGTGCCGATGCGGCCATCGGTGGGGTCAGTGTTGACCTGTGCGCCGGCCGACCCGTCCCAGTCGAGGGCGAGCAGCCCGACGCCGCCCTCCCAGCTGGCCTGGGCGGCCTCGCGCCGGAGGCGCTCCCAGTCGTGCTCGCGGTGAGCGTGGTGCAGCACCGCGGCCGCTACCCGGGCACCGGCCACGCTGGCGTCGTCGCTGGCCATGGGCGCCACCTCGAACACGAGGGGCCGGCGCAGCAGCTTGGCCATGATGGTGCGAGTGCTCGGGGTGAGGCGGTTGTTGGTCCGCTGCAGCCGGGTGGGGTCGCGCGGCATGGCGGTGACGGTGTTGCGCGTCTTGTCCCAGCGCACCCAGTGCGAGTTGCCCAGGAACGAGCGGGCGATCTGGTACTCGCGGATCTCGCGCTCGGTGGCGCGGGTGCCCTTCTGCCACAGCTCGCGGACCTTGGCGGCGCTGAGCTCGGTCGCCTTGGCGGCAGGAGCGTCGGGGGCCTGCGCCTCGAACCCGGTGGGGACGGTGGCCACGTCAGGCGCCTATCGGGTAGGACGGATCGGCAGGCTCGGCGCGCTCACGCCGCGGGCGGGGCTGGCGCTCGAGGGCGACGAGGTCCATGGGATCGCGGGCGATGAGGGCGTTGACCAGGTGGTCGATGGTGGCCGTGGTCCGGCGCTGGCTGACCACGAGCAGCGCGGCCAGCACCACGATGACGAGCACCAGGGCGATGAGGGCGGCGATCATCGGCCCTTGCGCCGCAGGCTGTGGTCGAAGGCCCGGCGCTGGGCGCGGTTCATGCCGTGCAGGTCGGCCACGCCGATGATGCCCGCCTCGGCCAGTGAGGCCACACGAGGGCTGACGGTCACGACGCGCTCGTTGCGGGCCTCGAGCTCGGACGCGCTCGGCCCTGCTCCGGAGTAGAGGTAGCCGGCGATCTCCTCGTCGGGGATCGTGTCGGTCTCGGCGTGCGCCCCCCAGCGTCGCACGACGAGCGTGACGAAGGCCGCGACCAGCAGCCCGTAGGCGACGTAGGCGACGATGCCGTGGATCACGCCTTGGCCGTGGCCTTCCGGGCCGGCTTGGCCTTCGCGGGCTCGGCGACGGGCTCGGCCACGAACGGCCGGGTCTGAGCGAGGGTCAGCAGCGAGAGGGCAACGCCCTCGGCCTCGTCCTTGGCCTGCTCGGCGACGGCGGCCGCCTCGAAGGCTGCGTCTCGCTCGGCCTGCGCCTCGACGATGGCGGTGGGCTCGACCAGGCCGACCAGGCGGCCCATCTCGCGCACGCACGTCTCGCAGAAGAACACGCCGCCCTCGTAGTCGATGTCGCGGTCGGGGTTGACGTAGCGCTCCTTGCGGACCGTGCGGTCGGGTTCCATGACGTCACGTCCGCCGGCGCCGCACAGCCAGCAGGCCGAGCCGATCGCCATGGGGTGCAGCGGGAGGGTGTCCTGCAGGGTGAAGCCCATCAGTCCTTCTCCTTCCGGGCGGCACCGGGCCGCCGGGTGGGGGTCGCCGTCGCGCTCACGGCGACGGAGCGCCAGTGGTCACGAGGGGAGTCGCAGCAGCCGCGTGAGCAGCGGCCGTCGGTGCGCGTGTCGTCAGCCATCGAGGCCTCCGTGGTTTGGATCGGATGCTGCGCCGGCGGGAGAGATGGGCCGTTACTTGACGGTCGGGTGGTCCGGGTTCAGCCGGTCCTCGACAGGAACGTCGGGCGGTGCCCACGAGGCCCACACGACCGTGCCAGCGGGGTGGATGACCTCGCCGTCCTCCAGCACGTCCTCGTCGGTGGTGCAGAAGATGACCTTGTGGTCGTCGTCGGGCTGGTACTCGGCTGGCTCCCAGCCGCCCTGGGCGATCCACTCGGCGTGGGTGACGACCTGCTGGGTGAAGCTCATGTCTGACCTACCAGGATGAACTTGATGCGCCAGGAGGCGATCAGGGAGGACGGGGTGGACGGTGCGGGGTGGCCGTTCTGCAGGTAGGCACGGCCGGTGCCGAAGGCGTTGTCGCCTCCTGGCGTGCCGCCGACCCGGCCGAAGGTGGCCGTGGCGTTGTCGGCCGAGATGGCGAGCCAGCCCGTGTCGGTGCGGACGGTGACGTTGCCGCCCAGGGCGACCTCGGCGTAGCCGGAAGCGGGGCAGGCAACGGCCCCCGTCGTCTGCGTGCGGGTGTCGGGTGGGTTCCTGCCCACGGCCCCGGTGTAGGTGGCGAGGCTGATGTTCCCGCTCGACGTGCCGACGTAGACCCCGATCTTGCCGATCGTCCCGCCGCCCTTCGTGCGGTGGTAGACGGTCGTGGTCGAGTTGAGAGCCGACACGCCGGAGTAGAGCAGCGGGTCGGATGACTCGACGAGGCCCTGACCGAGCGGGTCGGCAGCCGCCGCAGCAACGACCGCCGTGTCGGCCACTCCGGCGTTGTCCCGATAGATGAGCTGGCCCGAGGAGTTGTCGGTGATCCTTGCCGCCGTCAGGTTGGCGTTGGCGTGCTCCAAGACGGTGTGGGTGGAGCCTGCGTCGGCCGTGATGCCGCTGGGGGTGGCATCGAGGAAGTACGGCTCGCTGATCGTCGTGCCCGTCGCTCCGCTTCGGATCTTCACGTCCGTCGTGTTGGCCGTGAACGTCCCGCCGCTGACGACGGTGGCGGTTGCCCCCGATGCCAGGTCGAGACCGATGGCGTTGTTCTCGAACCAGCAGCCGTCGATCTTCGTGGCCGCGGCCGATTCCACCCGCAGGCCCGTGCCGACAGCACCTGAGCCCTGGAACACCGTGCCCCAGAAGTTGACCTGCGAGCTCGACAGGACCCACGCCTCGTTCGTGGCGTTGCCCTGGAACCAGCCGCCGCGGATGTTGGCGATGTTCGTTTCGGCCACCAGGCCGTAGGTGCAGCCCGTCACCACGGGGTTGATGACCTCGACCTCGATGGCGAGGGCCAGGAAGATGCCCACGCCCCACCCGGAGCCCGACGTGAAGCCACGGGCTCGGATGTTCTTGAGGATGCCCTGGTAGCAAACATCGAGGTAGATGCCGGGTCCGCCAGCGGCCGAGCCGATCAGCTCGATGTCGGAAATCTCGATCCAGTTCTCCCCCACCGGGCCGGGGTACGGCGCTCCCCCGACGCCGCCGCCGTTGATGTAGAAGCACGCCTTGGTCTTGGCGCCCACTCCGATCGAGGCGTTGTGGACCTTTGTGGTCCCCGTCCCCGCCACGCCTCGGATGATGAGCCCTGCGGGGGTGGCGTGGATGTCGGCGGTCAGGCCCGTGACGTAGTAGTCACCGGCCCGGAGCTGGAGGATGCCGCCACCCGCGGCGACGATGGTGTTGAGCTGCGCCTGCAGCGCGGCGGTGTCGGTGGCCCCGGTGGTGTCGCCCGAGGGAGCGGCCGCGTTGGTGACACCGATGGGGGGTGTAGAAGCGCCGCTATTTTCCCGTCCTGAGCTACCCATCAGGCGGCCTCGTAGCGCACGGAGCCCTCGTAGGCGCCCGACACCCAGTCCTCGTAGAGCCCCGAGGCGAAGGCGAGGCCGGCGACGTAGAACTCGGAGCGACTCTCGCTGGCCGCCAGGGAGATCGTCTCGAGGATTCGCCCAGTGGCGCCGCCCTCGCGGATGCGCAGCACGGCGGACGCCGAGCTCGACGTCTCGCGCACGGCCAGGCCGTAGTAGGTGCCGTTCTTGGAGGTGGCGACCAGCTGCTTGTCCTGGGTGCCGTCGACGGCGACCGTGCTGGCGGGGCTGTTCATGGGCGGTGCTCCTTGGTCAGGCCCCGTGGGGCGCTGGGCCGCCGCGTCGGGCGCGGCGTCGCTCGTCGAGCTGGCGGCGGATGCGCGCCTGGGGTGAGTCGTCGGTGGCGGCCTTGGCCTTGGGGCCCCGCACGTCGAGGCGCAGGGCGGCGTAGCTGAAGGTGTCGACCTGGTCGTCGTGCGTCCCGTTGGGGAAGGCGAGCAGCTCGTGCTCCCACTCGTCGAGCCACGAAGCGCCGGAGGGGAAGTAGACCCGGTGCTGCTCGGTGCGCACCTGGGCCGGGATCGAGCGGGTGATCTTGTCGGTGTCCGCCTTGAGGGGCACGACCTTGAGGCCGGCGGTGCCCATCTCGTAGCCGAGGGTGGTGGTGGCGAAGGTCGACTCGAGGCCGATCCACCTGCAGGCGCTGCGGTCGGCCGCCGTGCGGATGAAGTCGAGCAGGGCGCCCTCCTCCATGCGCTGGCGCACTCGGTCGAGCAGCACCAGGTCGGAGTTGGGGGTGACGGCCCAGCAGGACACGACGGTCCAGTCGGCCGAGGTCTTGGTGGAGCTGGCGGTGTCGACGGTGGCGAAGCGCCAGCAGTCGGCCGGCGTGACCATCTGGTCGCCGACCTTCCACAGCACCTTGTCGGACTCGTCGACGACCGGCTCCCAGTAGCGGAAGTCGGCTCGCTTGAACAGGGACCCGCCGGCGGGCGAGGGGCGCTGCTGGTACAGGGCGCCGAAGGAGTAGCTGCCGAGCCGGCGCTGCTGCTCGGCCATCCACTCGTCGCCGTAGCGATCGGGCATCAGCGTCTCGCCGAGCTCCCGGTCGAGAGCGTCGTGCTCCTCGGCGATCGCCGGCAGGGTGAGCACCGTCCAGTGCTCGGGCTCCTCGGCCAGCAGGCGGCCGGCCAGGTCGTCCTCGTGCCAGCGGGTCATCATCAGCAGGGCGACGCCGCCGCTCATGAAGCGAGTCGACAGGTCGTCCGTCCACCAGTCCCACGTCTTGTCCCGGTAGACCTGGCTCTCGGCTTGCTCTCGGTTCTTGACCGGGTCGTCGATGATGAGGAGGTCGGCGCCCATGCCGGTGACCGCTCCGCCGACGCCGGCAGTCCTGAGCCCGCCCTCGGTGTCGGCCAGCTGCCAGTCGTCCACCCGACGTGAGTCGAGGGCCAGGCGCAGGCCGAGCTCAGGGCGGGCCGTGATCGTGTTGCGCACCCACCGGCTGTGCTTCTCGCCGAGTGTCTTGCCGTAGGTGCCCAGGATGATGCGGTGGTCGGGGTGCCGGCGCAGGTACCAGGTGGGGAACACCCGGCTGCAGCGCTGGGACTTGCCGGCGCGGGGCTGCATGAACACCATCAGCCCCCGGGTGCCGAGGGTGCGCTGCTCGAGGGAGACGAGGTGCTCGTCGATGCGGGCCAGGTGCGGGTAGCGCCAGGCCGCAGGGTTCAGGGCGACCTCGAGGTCACCGGGGCAGGAGTAGGGGTCGGTGCCGGCGTCGACGACGTGCGGCGAGAGAAGGTCAGCCAGGTGGCTGAGCGTCGAGGTCCCTGAGTGCGGAGGCGAGAGCGTCACGGAATGCGGCCTCCTGGGCCGGGGTCAGCCCGGTGGCGTCGATGGCCTGGCGGAAGGCGGCGAACAGGTTGCGGGCCTCGGCCTCGCTCATCTGCTGACGGCGCTCGTCGATGCCGGCGTCGAGGGCCAGCTTCTGCAGGCGGGCGTAGCGCTCCACCCACTCGCCGTAGAGGGCGGTGAGGGGATGCACGACGAACTCGTCGAAGCGGTTGATGCCGAGGGGTGAGGGCATCTCGCCCACCAGGAGCTCGAGGGCCCGGACCATGCGGTCGGCCTTGGCGTAGGCGGTGACGAGTCCTTCGAATGGGTGGGGCGTCGGCGTCTCACCCATCTCGGCCAGCAGCGCGCCGAGCTGGCCCACCGCGATCTCGTGGGCGACCCGCCGGTCAGCCTTGGCGATGGTCTGAGGGGCCTTGCCGCCGTGGAGCGAGCAGACGGTGCCGCCCTTGATGGGCGACTTCCCGCACGGCTTGCCGGCCCGGTTGTGGGCGGCGCAGCGGGGATGAGCCTGGTGGCAGCGCTTGCACTTCGTCACCCGATGGCGGCGAGGCGGCGCAGCAGGGCGGCGCGGTCACGCTCGAGGCGCTCGGCCTTGTCACGGGCAAGGAAGGAGCGCACCTCGGCCCGGAACTTCCGCTGCTGTCGCTTGGTCATGCTGCCTCCTTGGCCCGCCGGCGGATGGCTTCCCACGCCCGGGCGTCACGTCGATCGAGCATCGCCTCGCCCTCGGCCGCGCCGTGGGCCAGGAGGATGCGACTGCAGAAGTCGGCGAGCTCGGCGTCTGTCCGGCCCTTGAGGCGGGCGGTGAGCTCGGGGTTGCCGGGGGAGTGGTGGCGCCTCATGCGTCCATCAGGTCCTTGAGCAGCTTGGCCTTCTCGGACCACAGCCCCTCGATCGACAAGGCGTTGATCCGGCGAGGGTCGCCGCCCAGGTGGATGCACTCGTGTCGCATCTCGGCGACCTTGCGAGCCACACGGGCCCGGCGGTCGAGCTCGGGGCCGTTCACGGTGTCTTCCCGCTGACCAGCCAGAGGCGGCGGCCGCAGGCCTGGCAGGTCTCGCGCTTGCCGCTCGAGTCGCGCCGGCCGCACTCGCAGCGGGTGCGGCCGCACGCGCAGATGCTGAGCTCGACGGGGCGAGCCTCCATGACGGAGGTGAAGATCGTCTCGGTGCGGACCTTGTCGCCGCAGTGGTCGCAGGCGCGTGTCTTCATGGGCTTGCACCCCCCGGTGGAGTCCTTGCCGCCGGGAACCTGGGGAGGCTCGACCAGCGGCGGTGGAGGTTGGGCGCTTCTCCGTGCGACGGGCGGAGCACTCCGAACCTGAGGTCCGTTGTAGCAACCGGGGGTGATTACACGCGCCTGTCAACGCCGCTGACCTGCGGCATCGTTCGGTGACTAGACCGAAGTGAGAGTGGGTGACTAGGGGCTAGCCGAGCACGCCGCTCGTGTACGCCTGATGCGCCGTCGACTTCTCAGCCTCGGCCGCGTCGGCCTGCTCGGCGGCGAGCCCCGACGGATCATCGACGTCGCTCGTGGTCTCAGTTGCCTCGACGCCACCGGACAACGCCTCCGCCTCGGTGCGCTCGGCCACCTCAGCGTCGCTGTCGACGAGGACTGGCTGAGGCTCGGCGTAGCCGGTCGTCCCGGGGCGGTCGTCGGTGTGGCGGGCCACGGCGGCGATCGAGAACATCAGGCCTTCCTCGATCTTGGTCAGGGCCAGGGACTGCTCGCGCCCGGGCGGGCAGACGTCGGCCACGGCATGGGCGAAGGCCTTGGCCTTGTCCCGCAGCTCGCCGAACCAGTCGACGACTCGGTCGCTGGCGGGCGGGTGGTTGGTGAAGTCCCACTCGATGCGGTCGTGCAGCTCTTGGGTCACTTGCTCTCCTTGTCGGTTGCGGTTGTTGCGGTTACGAACTCGGTGGTGCTCGACGATCGCCCACCACTCGTCGATGGCGGTGGCGATGGCGTCGGTCATGCTCATCGCTTCCCGCAGTCGAGGCAGCGTCCGCCGGCGCCCCAGACGTGACCGTTCCAGCGCACGCCCATGGTGATCCGGGCGACAACCCGGCCACGCCACCAGCAGCGAAACCGCCTCACTGCACCTTCCTGGCATTGCTGAACGACTCGTCGCCCCACTGCTCGACGTGGGTGTGGCGCTGCTCGGCCTTGTCCTTGAGCGCCTGGTGCTCGGCCTTGGGGATGCGCTCGCGCTCGCGGCGCTGCTGCTCGCCCGGCTCGGGGCGGTCCTCGGGGTCCATGAGGTTCGACATGCGGGCCAGGATCTCGACGGCCCGGCGCGCCTCGAGCTCGATGGCGGCGCAGATGCGGTCGACGTCCTCCAACCCGGAGCGCACCCGGTGGGGCACGCAGGCCTTGACGCCCGTGTCGCTGCACGTGCACAGGGCCTGCTCGGTCGGCTTGGCGATCCCGCCGCTGCCACCGGTGCCGTTGCTCCGGCGGATGGGGGCGTAGGCGGCGGACTGCAGCGTGGCGTAGGTCGCTACGATCGAGGGCCGCATCGAGGCGGCCGCCTTGAGGTTGCGCTCGAGGTCGGTGGCGGGGCGGGTCACCGGCGGACCTGCTGGACTCGGTCGAGCTCCTCGGCGTAATGGCGCAGAGCGGTGCTCAGCTCACGGGCCTGGCTGGCATCGAAGTCGATGTCCCAGCGCTGCTGATCATCGCTGAGGGACAGGGCGACGGCGTAGCGTCCAGTGTTGAGGCTGACCTCGGCCTGCATCTTGGGCTGCATGCTGTACGGCCGCTCGATGCGGATGATCATGAGCGACGCTCCATGGGGTCCGATGCCCTCTCGCGGCCTTCCTGGGGTTCAGGCACTGCGCTTCCTCTCCCGGTGCCGCTGCACCGCTGCTCGTCCTCGCTCACGCTTCTCAGCACGCTTGGCCTCGACCTCGTCAACGTCGTTGTCCTGGCCAACGGGATCGCACGCCCCGCAGAAGCCGGCCGCCGAGCCCTCGAACAGCTGGCGGTAGCCACAAGCCGGGCACAGCTCCTCGAGCTCAGGCAGCGCCACCAGTGCTCGGGTGCTGTCGCTGGACGGCGAGGCCTTCCGCCTTCGCCCACCGACGGACCTCATCGGGAGCCACCAGCCCGCCCCAGATGCCGGCGGGGGCCTTGGTGACCAGGGCCTGACGACGGCAGGCGACCTTCAGCAGGCAGCCGGCGCAGATGGCCTTGGCCACCGCCTGGTCCTGGGCGGCGTCGCTGAAGAAGAGCTCGGTCCGGCCGTGGCAGGGCGGATGCACCGTCGGTGCTTCTTCCATTTCCTACCAGTGTGGACGCGTGACCAGTCACAAAGGGTGACATTGGCCGTGGTCCGACCGGTGGTCAATGACCAGGGCGTCACCGTCAGTGTTGGCGGCGGCGCTAGTCCTGAACCTCGATGGCAGGTTGAGGGTTGTGCGCAGGTGCCATTAGCTGGCCCATGATCTCGGCGGCGGCGGCGTCGGGTGCGGCCATGAAGTGGGCGTAGGTGCTCAGGGTCAGCCGGGCGTCGGCGTGGCCCAGCCGGCCGGCGACGGTGCGGACGTCGACGCCCTCGGTCAGCATCGTGGTTGCGGCGAAGTGGCGCAGGTCATGGAGCCGGACCTTGTCTAGGCCGGCGGCGTTGCGCAGGCGGTAGAAGAACCCGCTCACCTTGTTCGGCCGATAGGGCTCGGCGCCGTCGGGGTGCTGGCTGAACACGTAGGACCGTCCGTCGAGCTGCAGGCCGATGTCGGCGGCGGCCTTCTCGCAGCGCTCGGCGTGGAGCTTCAGCGCCAGGATGCTGATGGTGTCGAGGCCGATGCGGCGGGGCTTGCCCGTCTTGGTCGGCCGGCGCTCGATGAGCCCGCCCTGGTCGCCGATGCTGGCCCGGATGAGCAGCGCCTTGTGCTCGAAGTCGACGTCCCGCCAGCGCAGCGCGCACAGCTCGCCGCGGCGGGCACCGGTGGTCACGGCCAGGAAGATCAGGGCGGCGACGGTCGGGTTGCGCTCCTCGGCCATGGCGATGAGGTTGCGCACCTGGTCGACGTCGGGAGGGTCGACGTCCCTCGAGGGCAGCGAGGGCGGGTCGGCGAACTCGGCCACGTTGCGGGTGGTCCACCCCTTGCGCACGGCGTAGCGCAGCGCGCCCGAAACCAGCTCGTGCACCTTGGCCACGGTCGAGCGGCCGACCTTGGCCTCGAGCAGGTGGCGGTAGACGGCGTCGAGGTGGTCGGCGGTGAGGTCGGCGATCGACACCGTCCACGGCTTGAGCTTCTCGAGGTGATCCCGGGCCCGCTCGTAGTTGACGATCGTGCCGTGGGCCCGGCCGCTGGCCTTGAGGTGCGCCAGGTAGGTGTCGACCACGATGCGCAGCGGGGCGTCGGTCGGCGGCTTGCGCTCCTCGCCGACCTCGGCCACCAGGCGGGCCAGCTCGCGGCCGGCCTCCCGCTTGCCGCCCTTGAACATGCGCGAGCGATAGCGCTTCTTGCCGGGGACGACGGGGTCGGGGCCGAGGTAGACGACGAGCTCGTAGCCGCCGCGCTTCTCTCTCATGTAGCCAGGCAT